AAATTACCTTGTGTATTAGCAGAACTACTTTCTCCTGATCCGTGTATAACTCCTGATATACTATATTCATTAGAACCAGAATCATAAGAATGACTAGAAGTATCACTACTACTTCTGATACGTAAATAAGCACCATCAGTTTGAGGTAAAATATTATGAAATGTAAAATAGAAGTTGTCATACTTACTAGCATCAAATCCCGTAAAAGATACAGTAGACGTACCAGCACTAATATCAGTAGAAGCAATAAACTCTAACCCTCCACTGCCTAAAGCTGCACCACCTACTGTAATTGCACCTGTAACATTTATGCCTGTGGCTGTTGTTTCTAGTTTTTTAGAATTGTCAAAGTATAATTTAACGGCGTCATTTATATTAAACTGAGCCATGTTTTCACCAGACGATGACTGAACAT